AAGGGGCCTTGAAACACTCGCACATAGCAAGCGCCGCCATTGATCGGCCGATGTTTGCAGTCACCGCAGACAGAAGAGTCTTCGCCAGACTTGAGCGCGTCCGTAGGCTTCACATCATCACGCATGATGTACGTTTGAACCATGTTCCCGGTCTTCTCGTTCGTGCTAGCGGTGATCGCAACAACTACGATCGGTGCGCCATCCAAGAGTGAAGGGCCACGGTAGACGATGTAGCCGTTGGGTCTTCTGGGTTGGTTCGCTTGTGCCATGATGAGTGAATGCCTGTGAAGTTATCCTTAGACCCCTTGCGGGGTTTCGTCGTCGTTACGACTCGTCAGTAAGGCTTAACGGTATGCCGCTAGATACTTCAGAAAGTCACCATCACGTAGGATTTGATCGGTACTGAAAGACTCAGCGTAGCAGTGGGGCAACTCCTTGTGTTTCCGCATGTGCAAACGAGCGTTGATCGTCACATACTTGGAGCCGTCCCGAGTCTCGATGTCCACTGACACGCCAATCGGGAAACCGTGCGTGTTCTCTGGGATGTGTACTGTCGTCATTTCGTTTGCTCCGGTACTCAGTTTGTCATCGTTGATCGACACATCGCACAGTACATCACCACTCGGCATGCGCAGATCAATGTGCATCGAACCCTGCAGGGATTCCACGGTGCATTCGATCTTGTCGAACACTACGCGCTGACCTACGCGCATCGGGTTGGTTTGATTCGTTTGTGCCATGGTGCGTGGTTCCGTGTTGTGTTGTGTATCCCTAGACCCCTTGCGGGGTTTCGTCGTCATTACGACTCGTCAGTAGGGCTTATCGGGATTCGGGCACACCTTCCTTGCGTGCTTTATTGATGGCACGTTTAGCGGCCAACACGCTCTTAAACATGCGCCCTTTGAAGTGGCTCGTATCGTCTGTAACGTAGCAAGCATCCGACTTGACAGAACCATTGATGTACATGCCGTTATAGCGAAGTGTGAACATTTGATTCTCCTAGGGTTCGTTGGGTTCGTTGCTGCGATGGAATGGACTATAGCAGTCCTCGTTGCGTTGTACAACCCCTCTTGTACAAATTGTTCGTCTCTCGTTCGAAACACGCCACGGTCAACCCTGGCCAATCATTTATTAGCGCTCGCGACCCGTGGCCACCACGCCACGCGCACACGTCTGATCGTCCCGCCACGCGCACCAATGGATACGAGGGGGCCACGGGTCGCAAGGCCTCACGGATTCCCCCCGATTCACCACCGATCACGCCTGATCACGCATCGATCAGATAGCCCATCGGATGGATTGTCAATGTAATCAATGGGTTACCAGGGCTAGTGGCACGGCGCTGGCCGTACGTCTGCCAGACAGTACCCCCCATGCCGCCTTTCGGGCCTCTTCCAAAATCCCGGTAAAGCCTCAGCCGTTGTTGTTGTTGTTGAGGATTATCGAGTGGTGGCCGTTCCCCAAAACACAGACCCCCCTAGGGACCCCCGCCGGTCCCAGAAGTGACCCGTCCCTTATTCCTACAGGTACCCCCGTACCCCCGGGGTGCCCCAAGGTTGTACAACATCCCCCATGAAAAACGTCATCAAGCACCCGGTGGACCCATGGGGCCGCGAGGTATGGTTCACGCAGGACCCTAAGGCCCTCGAGGCCCTGGGGAAGAAGTTCGGCCTGAACACAGACCGCGAAGGATCCCTCGGCCTCTGCTGGGGTACCTCGACCCGTGTGATCGTTATCTGGGTAGAGCCAGGGGCAGGGCACGGCGTCCTAGCCCATGAGTGCTGCCACGCAGCCCTGGACATCATCGACTACGCAGGGATGAACCCTGCAGCCGCCAACGGCGAACCTACGTGCTACACGCTCCAGCGAATGATTGAAGCGTTCACACCCCACCTCATCTCCCCTCAGAACTCCTAAGTGCCCGCAAGGGGCACGTCCCCTATGGCACTCGAAACTGGCACATACATCTCCGATCTGGTGGCCGCTAACCCGGTTGGCTCCGATCCCATTGCGTACGCAGACGATCACCTCAGGCTCCTGAAGAGCACGATCAAGAACACCTTCCCGAACGTGAAGGGCGCGGTCTCCGCTACGCACGAAAACCTCTCCAACGGCACCCCTGTTGGTCTCATCTCGATGTGGAACGGTAATTCGGTCCCGGCTGGCTGGGCACTTTGCAACGGGCAGACAGTAGCCAAGTCGGATGGCACCGGCAACATCACCACGCCCGACCTCCGTGACCGCTTCATCGTTGGCTCGGGGGGTTCCTACGCGGTAGGTACGGCAGGCGGTAATGCGTTCCTGGCACTTACCTGGAACCAGATGCCCGCACACAGCCACACGGGCGTATCGAGTACCACGGGGGACCACCAGCACGGTGGGACCACCAGCACGAACGGATCGCACCAGCACACCTTGCCGAACCTCGGCTCTGTCCAGGCAGGCTCGGACAATGGTGGTGCGAATGTGCCGGTAAGCACGGGCTACGGCTCGAGCCGCTACATGTCACCCACGGACCCTGCGGGCGACCACATCCACACGTTCGCCACGGACACCCGTGGGAGCCACTACCACAGCCTGGCCATAGACAACGCAGGCGGCTCGCAGCCTTTCGACAACCGGCCCCCGTTCTACGCCCTCGCATTCATCATGAAGGTGTAAGACATGGCCATCGAATCCGCTCAGTACATCACCCAGTTGGTCGCCACCAACCCGCTGTCGACAGACCCGGTCTCCCAGTCGGACGATCATCTGCGAATGTTGAAGTTAGTTCTGCAGAGCACGTTCCCGAACCTGGATGCACCGGTAACCGCCACCCCGAAGCAACTGAACAACCCGGTTCCCCAAGGGGCCATCATCATGTGGTCCGGAGCCACCTCGGCCATCCCCCTGGGCTACGGCCTGTGCGATGGTACCAAGGGGACCCCGGACCTCCGCAACCGCTTCGTGATCGGGGCAGGGGACCAGTACGCGCCCTTGGCACAGGGAGGCTCTGCCACCTCGGGATTCGGCGGTGCCCACACGCACACCGAGAACCAGGCAACCGCGAACCTCCAGGTCTCCGCACTTGCGGTCGCCGCAGGGGCAGATGCCTCCGTGGTCTCGTCCGTGGTCGCCCAAGGGCACACGCACACCATCAACCAGGTGGGTGACCATACGCACTCCTGCCTTCCTCCGTATCTGGCACTCGCCTTCATCATGAAACTGTAATGGCAAACCTCCCGCTGCGCCAACTGGGGGGCGTGGGAGTTATTACCGACGCCAGCCCGTATGATCTGCCGCCCAATGCATTCTCGGCGGCGAACAACGTCATCTGCTCAGAGGGCCGCGTGCAACGCGCACCGGTCTTCAAGCAACTCTTCAACCCGATCCGCTCGACGCTCTCGTACGATGCAGCCTCAGGGGGCTACGATGCAAACACAGCCGTCTACAACTCTGCGGAGGGTGGTAGCTCTAACGCTTCTCGCTTTGTCGGTAGCTACACCGACCCCACTGCCGGTGAAACGGTGTTCGTGGCCGATAACGATGGAACCATCCGTGCCTACCCTGGCAATGTGATGAGCTTCCAGACCCCGACCTCGGGGATGGTGACTAACGACAACCCGTGGACCCATGCGCAGGTCGCTGGCCTGTCCATCCTGGCCCGCAAGGGCATGCGCCCGTACGCCCGCAACATCAAGAACGATACCCTGTACTCCCTCATGGGTGGCGACTGGGTCTCCACGGATACCGCGAGTATCGTGCGGGGCTTCAAGGGCTACGCGATCATGCTGGGGGTCAACAAGAACGGCACCGACTACCCGACGATGGTCAAGTGGTCGAACCCCCTCCAGTACTCCACGCCGGTCTCTGGGTTCCAATGGGACCCGGCAAACACGAACTTCGTGGCCGGTGAGAACATCATCGGGGACATGAAGAACCCGATCCGTGATGGCCAGGCCCTCGGTGAGGCGTTCATCATCTACTCCCAGAACCAGATCTGGCTCATGGAGTACTCAGGTGACCTGAACGTCTTCAACTTCCGCCGCCTTCCCTTCGAGGGCGGTGTGGTCAACACGAACTGCGTGGTCGAGGTCGAGAGCAAGCACTTTGTCTTCGGCTCGGATGACATCTACGTCCATGACGGGATCTCACGCCAATCCATCGCGGATGGCCGCGTCCGTCGCCGGATCTTCAACACCCTGGACCGCAACAAGCAGTCGTTCTGCTTCGTGGCTCACGACTCCGTGTCGAAGCTGCTGCACTTCTGCTACGCGACCCTCCAGGACGAAGCCGCGTTCGCAGGCACCCAGTTCTGCAACCAGGCCGCGACGTACAACTACAAGAACGACACCTGGACGTTCATGGACCTTCCGAACATCGTCGGGGCGACTGAGGCCAACTCCTCGCTCGTCAAGAACTCGTTCCCGGACGTCACGAACAGCTACACGCTCTACAACACGTCCTACTCGGCATTCTCGGGTGGCGGCACGCCGAAGCTGTCGATCATGCTCGGGGTGTACGACCAGTCCAAGGGTCTCTCGGACTCCTGCGTGTATGCCGTGGACCTTCCGACAGTCGGCCTGGTCAATCTCCCGGCCAACACCGAGACGCTGAAGCCCGCCTACGTGGAGCGCGTGGGGATCTCCCTGGACACCCAAGGCCTCCCGCTGCGGTCGTACAAGACGGTCCAGTGCGCGGTCCCCGAGTCGTTCTTCGATGACAGCACGGGCACGTTCACGTTCGAATTCGGCTCCTCGGATCTCCCGGAGCAGGCCCCGAACTACCGCTCCAAGGCCACGTTCAACCCCGCGACCGACTACAAGCTCGACATGATGGTCTCAGGGCGCTACCTGTCCTACAAGGTCAGCACGCCGTCGATCTCCAACTTCCAGATCTCAGGTATGGACGTTGAGGTCAAGTCGCTGTCCCGGAGGTAGCCATGGCAGTCACCTTCACCGTACCCCTTCAGAACTACGTCCGCGCAGCACAGCCCCCGTTAAAGGGATCCGAGGCCCAATGGCTTCAGGAGGAGCTAAAAAAGCTCGAGCGTACGACCGCAGCGATTAACGCCGCGCTCACGCAACTGGCTGCACGGGTCACGTAACCACATTCAACAGAGAGAGCAATGAAAAACTTCATGCGAATCGCGAGCGGTCTCGACACCGTGCCGCTCAACCTCGCCATCCAACGCCGTCCGGAGATCTGGAAGGCCGACACGTATCTCCGCGACTACCCGCAAGGGCCGTTCGGCCAGATCGAGTCGATCCTCCTCCGCTTCCCGCCGCGCTCCGTGCATGAGACCGAGTGCGTCGATCAGGACGTCTACAAGGCCCTCCCGGAAGCCCGCCCCATCGTCATGGGTCTCATGGCCCGCGTGGGCGGCGAACGCCTCGGTCGCGTGATCATCAACAAGATCGCCCCCGGTGGCCGCATCTTCCCGCACGCAGACACTCCGGTGCATGCGCAGTACTGGGATCGCTTCCATGTGGTGCTCCAGAGCGCCCCGGGAGTGTATTTCCGCACGGGCGACGAGGACGTCTACATGGCCCCCGGGGAAACCTGGTGGTTCCAGAACGCCGAAGAGCATGAAGTGATCAACAACTCCAACTGCGACCGCATCCACATGGTCGTCGACATTCGGACATCCAAGCCGTGATTACCTATTCAGTAGAGAAGTGGCGGGACATCGTGTCTGAAATGGAGGCCCTGTGGCCCGCTCATTGGCAAGAGGTCGCACTCGACCACGACACCATTAAGCTGGCCCCGGACTATCGGCAGTACGAAGCATTCTGTGATGCGGGTGCCCTGCACATCGTCACGGCCCGCGAGGCCGGAAAGATCGTCGGGTACCACATCAGCATCGTACGGCCCCACCTCCATTACAAGAACGACCTCCACGGCTTTACTGACGTCTACTACATCTCCCCGGAGCACCGGAAGGGATGGGTTGGCGTGAAGCTCTTCAAGTACGTGGAGAAGACTCTCAAGGCCCGTGGGGTCAAGAAGATCTTCTCCG